CGCAGCGAGACAAGGCGATCCGCCACCGCCCGGGTGACGTCATCGCCATCGGCCACGATGCGGAACGCTGGTGTGGTCATGTGCTCCAGATGCGCAGCGTCTCGGTCGCCTCGGGCTGCGGCAGATCCGGGAGCTTGAGGACGAGGCCCTGCGGCAGGACCGGCATCAGGTCCGCCAGGTCGCGGTTCACCGCCATCACCGTCTCGACGGTGCCTTGCGTGCGGCCGTAGAAGCGGTAGCAGATGGCGTCGAGCTCATCGAACTGGCGGGTGATGTACTGGGTCATGGCTGCACCAGCTGGCGAACAGACTGGGTGACGAAGGGATCGACATCCAGGATGGTCGAGATCGTGGCGGCGTTGCTGATCAGGCTGCCGAGGGCCTGGCCGTTCTCCACTCCACCGCCGAGGGTATTGAGCATGGCGGAGGTGGCGGGGCGAAGCGCTTGGAGCGCGACGCTCATCGCCGGCGCACCGCGGCCGAGTGCCATCTGCTGGACCATCTGCAGGCCCTGAATGCCGAGCTGCCCCCAGATCCCCTGCTGCGGAATGGAGAGGCCGGCGAGGCCGAAGGCGTTGAGCGCTGCCCCGACGTAGTTGCTGCTGGCGAGGGATCCGGCGATGGTCGCCAGCTGGCCGATGTTGAAGCCCGCCCCGCGCGCGGCCTGCACCACGGGTGCGGCGATCATGTTGACGACGGCAGCGGCGGAGCCGACCCCGGTGAACTGCGCCAGGCTGGCGAAGGCAGGCAGCGCAGCACCAACGGCCGTGATGCCAGCGACACTGCCGGGAGCGGCGGCTGCCCCTGGGTTGTCCTCCCCGTAGCGGGTGAGCTCCAGGGAGAAGGTGATGGCCCGGGCGGCACCGTTGGCCATGAAGGTGGACTGCCCCTCTCGCACGCGCCGGAGCGCCCACTTGCCGTGGACGCGGCCGAGGCCATCGGTGAGCATCAGCGGCTCGCCCTTCACCGCGAGATCGCGCAGCTGCTGCATCGTGCCCTGCTTGCCGCTGAAGCCGGGGTAGAGGGTGCCATCGAGGGTCATGGCCTGCTCGCCAGGGCCGAGGAACTGCGCGGCGGGCTCGCGCAGTAGCCGCTCCTGCACCTCCCACCGGTAGTCGGCGGTGCGCTCCAGCGTCTGCGGTGCGCCGTTCGCCAGGGTGAACTGGAAGTCTCCAAGCTGGAAGAGTGCGCTGGCCATGGTCGTCAGTCGTTGAGGGCGAGGCGGTAGGTGGAGGCCATGCTGCGCTGGAACTCCTCTAGCGCATCGAGCACCGCCGCGCGGATGTCGGGGGCATTGCCGCTGGGGGCGTTGATGGTGATGCCGCCGGCGTTGAAGGTGAACTGTTTGGGGGGCGCGGCGGCGGGATGTGGAGCGCGGGAGATGATCCGAGATGGGCGCTTAGTACGTTGCTCGTCTGCGGTGATGCTGCCCCCAACCATTGCACGAGGCTGGGCGGCCGGCGCCAGCTGAGAGATGCGAGGAAGGATGTGGCCGGAGCGATCGGGGCGGAAGATCTCGGGCCGCCGCTCTCCCACCAGGTAGTCCATGCCGGCGATGACACGACCGCCGAGGGCGCGGGGCTGCGGAGTTGGACCGACCGCGACTGGAGCAGCAGGCGCGACCCCGCCGCCGCCGCCTCCGGAGACCATTGAGCCGATGCGCTGCACGGCACCGCCGACCCAGGAGAAGAGGGCTCCGGCCCGGGCCTTCAGGCCATCGATGATGCTGCCGATGATCCGCTGGCCAATGCCGGCCCCGGTGAACAGGTTGATGATCAGCGCAGGGATCGGGAAGAATACGGCGAGCATCTGTTGGCCGGTGCGGATCGTGGCCTGCACCACCGTCTGCCAGATGCGGGAGAAGATGCCAGGGATCGATGACCAGTTGCGGATCACCACATAGGCGAGGGCCGAGACGCCACCGATTGCGGCGGCCACTGCACCGATTGGAGGGATCACCATCGCGAACACGGTGCCGAGACCAGCGAGCACCGGGAACGCGATCGCCGCGGCCCCGATGGCGGTGCCGATGGCGCTGATGCCGGCGGCCACCCCAGCAATCACCGGCAGCGCGATCACCAGGCCGGCAAGTGCCCCGCCGATCGCCACCACCCCGGTCATTAGGCCAGGGTTGGCAGCCGCCCAGTTGGCGATTCCCTCCACCACTGGGGTGATGACCTCCGCGATGCGGGTGAGCGGTGGCAGTAGCGCATTGCCCACGGTGATGCCTAGCCGCTGGGCGCTGTTCTGGAAGCTCGTCAGCGTCCCCTGGAATGTTCCGAGGCTGCGCTGAAAGTCCTTCTCCACTGTGCCGGCTGCGGCCGACCCGCCGGCTTCAGCCTTCAGCTTCGCGTACTCCTGCCGGTACTTCATCAGCGACATCAGGGCCAGCTTGGCTTCCTTGTCCCCGAAGATCTGAGAGAGCTTGAACACGTCGCCACCGGTGACGCGCTGCAGCTCTGCCACTGCCGCCTCCATCGGGTTGATGCCCTTCTCCTTGGCGTTCTTCAGCACCTGCTCGATGTTGACGCCGAACTTGCTGAAGTTCTTCACCGCATCCGGTGCGGTCATCTTCAACATCGCGTCCGTGAGGCGCGTCGCTGCCTGGCCTGCATCCGGCGCATCCTTCCGCACCATCTGCATCATGCTCGCCAGCGACACCGCACCCTGCCGGCCCTGGATGCCGAGCGTCCCGGCCGCGGCGGCGATGGTGGGCATGAACTGCGCCATGTCCTTCAGCTCGAACGCGCCCGCTTTGCCCGCGAACGCGAGCGCATCAAACGTCGCCTTCAGCTCCGTCGGCCGGATCTTCAGCGCGTTCTGCAACTGAAAGCCGGTCTTGGTGACGTCCAGCAGATCGGAGTTGGTGGCGGTCGCCACCTTGCCCAGCGCCTCCATCGATGCGACGGCATCCTTCAGCTCCAGGCCCTGGGCCACCAGATCCTGGATGCCCTGCGCCAGCTTCTCCGGCCCCAGGTTGGTGAGGTTCCGGCTGCTGAGCCGCAGCACCTCCGTGCTCAGCCCCTTCAGCTCCACTGCGCCAATGTTCGCGGTCTTGCCAATGTCGCTCAGCACCGCCTCGAAGCTGGCGGCTGTGCGGATGCTGGCCCCGATCGCCACCGTGATGCCCGTCGCGCCGATGGCGGCCTGCTGCCACATCGCGCTGTCGAACATCCCCTTGAAGCCCTTGCGGCCAGCGATCGCCGCATCGCTCATCGTGCGGGTGACGTTCCGCCCGAAGGACGACACCTGGAATTGCGCAGCCTTGATCGAGTTGCCCAGGCTGGCCGCGATCTTGCCGCCGATTTCGACGGTGATCTTCTGTGGCCCGCTGCCGCCGATCATGGCTTCATCGCCTCCGCGATCTCATTTTCAACCCCCTGGGCGGATGCCAGCCAGGCCCAGAAGTCGTCATCGGTGTCATCCATGCCCATGATCTCGGCCAGGCCCCAGCCGGTTGCCTGCGCCAGGACGACGACCGCCCGGCGAAGGTCGTCCACTGCTACGACCTGGCCACCCTGAAAGCCAGGAGCTGCGCCTCCAGCTTGCCCCAGTTGATGTCGTCGAAGTTGAGGACGTCCTCGTAGAGGATCTCGCACAGGTTTGCGACGAGGTGAACGGTCTGCTCGCCCTCGTTGCTGGAGGCCTTGGAAGCGGCGACGCGATCACCAACCTTGGGCCGGCGCATGATCACGTGATCCACTTCCACGCCGCTGACGGTCTCCGGGAAGTCGAAGACCACCTTCACGCGTTGCTCAGGGCGCTGCTGCTTGGCTGCCATCGTCAAACCCCAATCGCCTGGCGGATGGTGGCGAGCTGATCCACGCCATCAATCTTGCGGATCATGTTCACCTTGTCGATCTCGATGATCTCGCGACCGCCGATGCTGAGCTTGTAGTACCGCAGGCTGTAGGAAAACGTCGGGCTTGACATGTCGCCGGCCTTCCAGTCGCCCTTCTCCAACTGCTTGATCATGCCGGTCATGTTCACCACGACCGGAACCGCATCCTCACCATCGCGGCGCATCGCGCCACGGGCGGTGAGCTGCTTGTCCGCACCAGCCAGGCCGTAGAGGGCGGTGATGTCAGGGTTGTACTCCAGCAGCTTGAAGGTGCCCTCCAGCTTCTCCATGCCCATGTCGTGCTCGATTGGGGCATCCATTCCGCCTGCGCGCACCTCCTCGACCTTGGTGGTGAGAGTGGGCAGGGTGAGGGTGTCGATGCTGCCAGCGAGGCCGCGGCCATCGACGAACAGAGAGAAGTTCTTGAGGATCCTTGGGATCATGGGTCAGTCCTCGATGGGGCGGGTGGTGGATCAGGCGGCAGGGAGCGCAGCGAACAGGTCGACCACGTAGGTGTTGACCAGGTGGCTGCGGAACGTGACGCGTTCGGCCGGATAGGGAGGCGTGAACTCGAAGTCGAACACCACCTGCCCATTGGCGATGGATGTGGGGGTGTTCTGCTCGGGATCCACCCAGACGTCACCGCCTAAGATGGCACCACGGGCCTTGAGGGTGCGCAGGTACTGCCGCACCGACTCCATCACCTCCTCGAGGTAGGTGGCGGTGATGCAGCGATCCACGGCCCAGAGGTGGCCACGGAGGATCGACTCGTTGATCATGTCCGCCGTGCGCACCACCGAGAGGAACGAGTAGAGCGGATCGATCGAGAGGGTTCGGTTGCCCCAAAGGCGGAAGCCGCCCTCACGAATGATGGTGGCGACGTTCTGCTCGTTGAGCAGGTTGGCGCGGGAGTTGGCGTCACCCAAAGCGAAGTCGATGGCGCGGCTGGTGGCCTCGATGCCGTAGACCTCCTTGTTGGAGGGTGACCACCAGAAGCCCAGCTCGTTGTCGGTGCGGTTGATGATCCCGGCTGCAGCAGGCGAGCCGGGCATGGTGACGCCACCGACCACGACCCAGGGATCGACGAGGTAGACCCGGCGGGAGCCGAAGTCATCGGCGGCTTGGATCGCGGCGTCGTCGGTGGTGTCGGGCCCGTCGGCAATGATCACGGCCCGGAGGCGATCCGCGATGCTGAGCAGCTCGGAGACGACTCGGTTACGAACGGTGCCCTTGGTGGCGGTGCCGGCCACCGCTTGGACACCACCAGAAGGCGGAGCTCCAATCGTGACGGTGACCGTGCCGGTGTAGTTGGTGCCGGGGTTGTCAATCCGAATGCTCAGCACCTTGCCGGCGTTGGCCCCGGTGCCGAGCACTGCGGTGGCCGTGGCCTGCACACCGCCGCTGGCAGGGGCGCCGATGGTCACAGGCGGGGGGGTGACGTAGCCGCTGCCCTGAGTGGTGACGGGGATGGTGAGAATGCCGTTGGCGTGCCGCTGATGGCTGAAGCCAGGAGCTATCAGCACCTTGGGCGCAAAGCCAACGGCGTTTTCCGATGCCAGGAATCCGTAGACCCCTTCGTAGGCTCCGGTTCCAGCGTTGGTGCCGCCAACCACGTTGGTGATGGTGGCCTCGTCGCCAGCGCCAGCGGCGACGCGGATCATCACGACGACCGCACCGGCCTGGGCGTAGATCAGATCCAGTGCCTGCTTCAGGGTGCCGGCGTCGCCGAGGCTGGCGTACTCGGTCTTACTGACGATCAACACCGGAGTGTTGAGAGGGAACGCAGCAGCATCAGCATCGGGAGCGGTGCCGATCACACCGATCACGGAGGATCGAACCGTCGTGATGGGTCGTGCGCCAGTGTCGATCTGAAGTACCTCCACGCCGTGGAGGAAGTTAGTTGGCATTGTGGAGGAGCCTCCTGTTGGATTGATTCTAGGCCGAAGCCATCAGCACCCACTGCTGCGACGACGCGCCAACGCCACCTTGTTGGTCATGGAGAAAATTGCCGGGCATCAGACCAGCTCTGCGTCAGCAGCAAAGTGGAAGAGCATGCTGGCGACGTAGGCGTTGGGGTAGACCAGGAGCCCGTTCGTGCTGTTGGAGAGCACGACAGGCACGGTGGCCTGGTTCGCCCACACTCCGTTGTAGTACTGGCTGTACTGGTTGGCGGTGCCCGAACGGTTCCAGAAGGTGAGCTGCGGGGTGCCGCGCTTCGTGACGCGATAAGCCACCGCCGGCGCAGGGGGCGCGTAAGCAGTGGTCGATAAGTAGTAGATGCACTGCCCGCCCACCAGGCCGGTGTCGGTGGCAGTGCCGGGGATGGTGTCAAGGTCGTAGGACTTCTCGTAGTAGCGCTGGCACAGGGCCAGTTCGGTTGCAAGCGGCCGCAGCTCGAACGGTGTGCAGAACCCGCCGGGTTCTACCTGCACCCGGGCAATATCGAACGTGCCCGACTGCTGGCCCAGGGTGGCGTTGCGAGCGTTGTGGCTACTGCCGCCGTCGAACCAGATGTTGAGCGCCAGGTAGTCATCGCCGGCGGTGCCGAGCGTCTTGCCGCCGATGGAGGGCACAGTGACCGTGAGGCTGATCTGCTGCCAGGTGGTGCCAATCGCAACCTTCGTTGCGCCGATCCCAGACACCATGGAGCTGGGCGAGCCGCCGGTGCCAAACCACTGCATCAGCTCCACCGCGATCGAGCGGCTGGCGTCGGCTTTCGCCCAGAAGCTGATGGTGACCGTCTGGCCGGCAAAGGTGCGCACGCCTTCGATTCGCTGCAGCAAGATCGAGTAATTGCTGGCTCCGGCCACGGAGGTGACGACGGTGCGGCTGAAGAACCGCGGCTCACCGGGGACGTTGCTCTGGCCCAGGGTGAAGGGCTGGCGGCTCATCGCCGCGCTGCTGCCCAGGTAGCCATTCAGCCAGCGGTCGGCAGCGTAGACCGATGCACTGAAGCTGGTGCCGCGCTGCCAGATGTCAAAGTTGCCGTTGATGATGGCGTTGCGGAAACCGGCGAGCGGCCCGCCGTTGATGGCGCTGAGCTGCGCAGCAGCGGTCCCGTCGTTCGCCAGGGCCAATGCCGGGGAGGATGCGCTGGGGTGCTGCAGCTGCTGGACGCGGAGGCTGCTCATGGTTCAGGACTTAATGCAAATAAGATATGCCACGTTGCGGGGGCGAGTCTCCGTTCCACCCGTAGATCCCGTGTTTTGATTTCCCGCAAAGTACCCAGACGCCAGGCCAGGAGTGGTACCTGATCCGGGAGAAGAAACTGATGGTGCAATTTGATGAGTGTGCGCTTCAAGGGAAGATGCCTGTCCGGTACCAGCGCCTCGGCCCGAGTCAATACCTCTGCCATCGTCCAAACCTCGAATGAACTCTCCTCGCAGATCCGGCAATGTAAAAGTCGAAGAACCATTGCCAGGCCCGAATTGGCCGGCTTGCTTTGCCGCTTCGGTGGCAGCCAGGTTGCCGGACACCTGAGCCCAGGCCCACAGCTTCGGATACCCTGCCCGGCTGATCGCTTGGCCATTGGCCTTCAGCCAGCCGGCCGGCGCCACGCTTCCCGCAAACGGCAACACCGCACCAGCCGGGATACCCAGATCATCCGGCACCTGGTAGCGCTGACCGTCTCCGACGGGCGGGGCATCGAGCTCCACAAACCCGCTGGTTGAACCGTTGAGTCGCAGGCTCATGGTGTCGCCTCCAGGGCTTCGCGCAGTTGCGCCAGGGTCAGACCGATCCTCGCCAGCCTCTCTTCCACCGTCAGCTCCGTCACCACCTCGCGCGCGAGGATCCCCTCGCGCAGCCGCGACTGCTCCACGCCATCCGGTGTTTGGAACCTCAAGTCGAGGCCCGCGATCTCGCCGTTGCCTTGCAGTCGAAGAGCCATCAGACGATCACCCACGTTGACCCGGCAGAGATGGTCACGTTCACCCCCGCGTTCACTATAATCGGGCCAGCACTTACGGCGTTTCGCCCGCTGGCGATGGTGTAATTCTGCGTGACGACCTGGCCGTTCTCCTGAAAGATCTGGTCACCGCCGCCGCCTGCTGCTCCCTGCCCCAGAAAAGTCCAATCGGTGCCGCTAAAGGCCTCGAACTGGCTGAAGGAGGTGTTGAACCTGAGGCTTGGGCCAGTGGGCGAGCCACGCTGAGCGGTGCTGCCTGACGGCAAGCCAAACCATCCGGTCGCGGTGCTGCTGATGCTGCTGCTGTAAGCCGCCCCTTGCAGGGTGACGTTGCCGGTGAAGGTCGGCGAAGCAAGCGGCGCATAGGTGCCACTCGCGGCGGCGGCTTTCAGATAGCCCTGTCCGACCACGAAGGCGGTCGTCGCCAACTGCTGGGTGTTGGTGTCCACAGGTGCGGTCGGGCCCGCCGGCGTGCCGCTGAAGGTGGGGCTTGCAAGCGCAGCACGGCTGGTGTCGGTCGGGTGGCAGTGATTCTCCGGGGCAAACCGCCGCGAGTCGCCCGCCGCGGCCGCCCCGTCCATCAGCGGGGTGGCGGTGCCCTTTTGGCCCAGCACGAAGGCCGTGGTGGCAATCTGCGCGGTGTTGGTGTCGGGCGCCGCTGTCGGCGCCGCAGGGGTGCCTGTGAACGTAGGGCTGGCCAGCGCCGCCTTCTGCGTCTCCAGCGCGTTGATCTCTGCGTCCAGCGCATCGAGCGCCGCGCGCAGCCTTCCCACGTCTTCGCTCAGCAGGTTCGCTGCGTTGGGCTTCTGGAAGCCCTGCGTGGCTGTGAGGTCGTTGATGGGCATGGGATCAGATCACCACGAGACGGAGCTGCCGGATCTGCGGCCGGGCCGCAGCGGTGCCGGTGAGGCTGAGCCGCACGCGGGTCGTGCTGCCGCCGGCGGTGAAGCTCGCCACGGTGAAGACATGCTCGGTCCAACCGTCGCCCACCGCCGTGCTGCTGGTCTGGCTGACGGACTGCCAGGTGCCGTCCGACTTCTGGAACTCCACCGTCACGCTCGATGCCGCGGGCAGCAGCGACTCGAAGGTGCAGCTCACCTTTGCGTTGGCCGCGCAGGGAATCGCCCGGGACACGTAGGTGCCGGTCTCGCCTAGGTTGCCGAGCACCGCCTGGGTGCCGGCAAACAACAGCGGGCTCTCGGTCGTGGTGCCGCTCAGCACCGCCGAGAGAGTGAGCGGCACGTTGATGTCTTCCGCCAGCTGGATGCGGGCGTTGTCCGAGCCACGGATCTGGCCGCCGTCCGGCTTGGTGAAGACGAACTGCACATCGGTGGCGCTGCTGACCCGTTCGACCCCAGCAAGGGCCACCAGGTCGGTGGTGTCGCCCACGGCCGCGAGGATCGTCCCCGTGGCAGGCGTCGCCGGGCTGCCGCTCACGGTGAACGTGTAGGTGTTGGCCCCAGTTGAGGTGATCGTGACTGCGCCGTTGTACTCGCTCTGGGTGGCGCCGCTATGAACCACCTTCTGCCCGGTAACGAAGGGATTGGCGCCGCCGACCCACGTGGCCGTCGCGGTGGTGCCGCTCCTGGTGATCGTGACCGTGCCGGCCTTCAGCTGGCCCAGGGAGACGGTGCGGCTGTTGCTGCTGAACAGGGCCCCGTACATGCGGAAGGTGAGGTCCGACTCCTGCACCGGCGTCCAGGCGCTGGCGTTGCTGCTCTTCAGCATCGTGCCGATCGTGTACGGCTGGCTGGTGACGAACGCATTGGCCACCGAATCGAACTTACCCAACTCTGCCAGACCCACTGCATGGGTGGGGTCGTCGGTAAGCAGCACCATGGCGTACTCGACTCCTGCTTGCAGGTAGACCGGCCGGGTGAGGCTGACCTTGTTCCAAGCCCCCACCGTGATAGCGCTGCCCTGCAGCACACCCTCCGCCAGGGTGGTCGCGTTCGGCAGGCCAAGCTCCGTCTCCCGGATCTCCAAGTAGACCTTGTTGCTGCTGCTGCCCTTCGCGGTGAACTTGAAGTCGACGCCGGTGACGTGCCGGGATTGATCGAGGCGGAAGGTCTGCGCCAGCGGATCCCAGAACCGCGTCTCGATCGTGGTGAGCTGCCGCTGGGTGCGGCTGACGATCGTGCCAGCGCCGATGAACCGCGCTGCGCCAAAGGATCCCTGGTTGCCCAGAAATGTGACGCGCTTGGTGCCGACTGGCACGTTGGCCGGGATCGTGAACGACCCCGTGATCTGTCCAGATCCGTTGGCTGTGAGGGGCATGATCAGGCAGGGGTGACGTTGATCCCGTCGAACTTGACTTCGGTGAGCGTTTCACCGGAATCGAAGCCCTCCAGGGTGAAGTTGATGGTGATGGGTCTCAGGAACTGTGCCGGCCGTTGGCTCTCGCTCAGCAGCTCCGTCCTGGTGGTGCTGATGACGCTCTGAAACGAGAACGTTCCGGTCGCACCCAGCCAGGTGCCAATCTGCTCGGTGATCGGCGACGTCCAGATGGTGTCGATCTGCGTGAAACGATCCACCGCTGGGGTGAGGGTGATGGCAGCCGGGATCGGATCAAATGCTTGGTACGGGTTGATCGCGCTGCTGCCCGTCTGCTGCGTCTGCTGCAGAATGATCTCCTCGGTGTAGGGGAGCATCCAGTCCTGAGCGTTGTTCGTTGGGGCCTGGTAGGCGGTGAGCGCGATCGGCAATTGCAGCGTGCCGTTCACCACCGCAGCGGTCTGCGTGATGCCTTGGTCCCGCAGGTCGTCATCGAGGAACGGATCGACGAACACACCGCGCTTGCTGCTGGGCTCGCGGCTGCTGATGTCGTTCCGCAGCCGCTCCTGTGCCACCAGGTCAAACAGGTCGACGATCAACGACCGCATCCGCTCCAGCTGGTCGAAGGGGATCGCCCGGATGCCGTCGTTGGCGATTGTTGGCGCTGCTCCCCAGTTCCAGTAGAGAGTGGCCAGGCTGAGCAGGTTGCTGGGCACGGCCGGCGGCAGCGGGTTAAACCGGGAGCTGATGCCCTTCACCCGGGCAAACGCCCCGTCGCGGTCGATGCAGAGGCGGTCGTAGCGGGGCAGCTTCCACCGGTAATCGGTCAGCACCAGGCTGCCGTTCACCGCACCGGTGATCGTCACCACGCCGGTCTGCAGGTTGATCGCATCCGGCGTCACCGCGCCCAGGTATTGGTAGGTGATCGAGTAGCTGGAACCAGGAGCGGGCTCGATCGCGCCACCGCCGGTGGGGCTCCAGTCCACCTTGTCGCCATTCAGGAAGAAGTCCCGTGGGCTCTGGTAGGTGGTGCCTCCCTGAGTGAGGCTGATGATCGACAGCACCGACACATCAGGCAGCGTGTCCTGGCCACCTGAGAAGCCGCCACGGGTGAGCGTCACGGTCTTCTGCCGGGTGATCACCACGGCCAGCACGGCATCAAGCGGGAAGCGATTCAGCTGCACCGTCGCGGTGCCGCCAGTGGTGCCGGTGAACACGTCAGGCTCAGAGGTCACCACATCCAGGTCCGGATCCTCGTTGTAGGTGAGGCGGCTCGCGGTGGGCTTGTCGACCTTGTAGCCGAAGATGTTGCCAACGCCCTCGCGGATGCTGAGGGTGTTGACGCCGAGGGAGTAGCCAGCGGGGCGGACGCTCAGCCCATCGACGATGTAGTTGCCGTTGCTCTCCCGGTCGTACCGGGCCAGGGCCTCCATGAACGCGCTGTCGCCTGCTGCCCCCTGCTGGTTCAGCATCGAGCCGTCAATCACCACGTAAACGGGGTAGAACTCGCCCGCGATGGACTCGCCGCTGTGGCCCCAGGTGGGGGTGACGCGAAGGCGGCCAGCGCCAGGCTCGGTGTAGTTCCGGGTGCCGGCGGCGGGATCGCGCAGATCAGGATCTTGCAGCTCGGTGATCTCCTCCTCGAGGAGGAAGATGCCGATGCGCACCAGCCCGGTAAGGGAGATGGTGAAGGTTCGAGTCGGCACCGATCGCACCGCAGCCCGCAAGTAGACCTTGCTCGCGGGACAGGTGGTGGATCCGGTGGTGATGTTGATAACCGGGGGAATGCCCTCGATCACCGCGCCATCGGTGAAGACCGCATCGGCGATGCGTTTCAGCCGGTCGATGAAGATGCTCTGGGTCTCGTTCAACTCGGCAGACTGGAGTCCCTTGCCAGCGCGGAACAGCAGCTCGTCGTAACGATCTGCGGCGTCGAAGCGGTTGTGGTAGCCGGGAAGAGTCATGGCCTCAGAATGTCACGACGAACTCAAAAAGCTGGCGGGTGGTGACCTCGCGGACGATCGGCGCATTGCGCTCGATCACCAGCAGCGTGCCAGGGCTCTGCACCTCACTCGGTTGGAGGTACATCTGACCTACAGGCACACCGGTGGCAGCCACCGTGTCTATGAAGATGGCGCGCTCACGGATCGTTGATCCGACGCCATCGCCAAAGTCAAAAAAGAACTTGAAGTAGAGCGCCACAGTGGGAGTGACGCTGATGCTGTACTTGCCTTGCGGCGTTTCGATGGCGCCGTTGGCATCGGGAACCACGTACTCGACCTGGCTGGCCTTGCGGCGGCCCACATCCGCCACTAGGGCGGTGTCGCTCACGGCAGGTTGCGGCGGAGTGGAGCCCCAAACGGTGTTGCCGCTGCCCCAGGCCATGTGAGCGGTCCGTGCCTTGATCGCCGTGGCGATGGCGGTTCGCCCGCTCAGTGTTAGAACAGCAGCCATCGCGCCTTGCCCCTCCCTCGGATTCTACTCAGGTTGTCGTGGTGATCTTGCTGCTCACCAAGTAGCCGACTCCCTCCCACGTGAAGTCACCCCAGGCAAGCTGATCGGACCAGTTGGTGCTGGCATCGAACCGGCTGGCGGTTGTCGGCAGGTAGTCGGTCCGCACGCCGTCGCCATTCAACACGTGCCATCCCTCATCTATCAGGCTGTGATCCAAGATGAAGCAGTTGGAGTTGACCACCTGAATGCCGATCACCGATAGGTCGCCGCTGATGACCGTGAAATCAGCGCTGACACTGCTGCTGCGGTAGTCGCCAAAGCTGATCTGCGGCCAGTCCGGCCGCGGCCGCACGCCGCTGTGATCGCTGAGAATCGCGCCATCAGACAGCAGGCTGTCGTCCAGCAGGAAGCGGCGGAAGTCATAGACCGAGTAGATCCGCTGCAGCCGTGATCGCACCGGAGCGCTGAGCCGTGCCACCGCCGTGATCTGGCTGATGATCGCCTCGCCGCTCGTCGGTGCATCAATGCCGATCTGGAACTCTGCCCAGCGATACGAACCGCCCTCGGATTCATCGATCTCGCCATTGAGGTTCAGCCAGCCGAGCCCCTGGAGAATCGCGGCGGGGGTACCACGAATCCGCTGCCACTGCACACCACCCTCGCTTGCCTCTCGCTGATTGCTCAGGTACGGCAAAATTTCGGCCAGACCGTACTCGAATACCAGCCACGGCACCACGCTGTCTGGAATGTCCGTCCGCTTGGCGGTGCGGATGGTGGGCACCGGGGCCCCGGCGCGCACCAGGCTGGAAGTGACCCGCGACAGGTTGCGTTCCAGCGTGGTTGCATTGGGCGGCAGTAGGTCGTAGCGGCTCGCCGTCATCGATCAACGCCCGCGAAAGTGAGCGACACCGCACCCAGGGCAGGGGCGGTGATCGGGGTGCAGATCACATCCGCCGCCGGTGCGGAGAGCTCCACACGCTGCACACCGGCCGCGTGAAGGGTGGCGATGAGCCAGGAGCGGGTGACGTTCCAGCCGAGGCCCGACTGTGCGGTGAATGCCTCGGCGAGCGTCGAGGCCAGACCATCGAACACTGTCGTCGGCGTGCTGGGCAGCAAGTAGATCGAGGCCGTCACCAGCACCGGGGTGATCGCCGCGCTTGTCACCAGAACGGTGTCCGTGACCACCCGCACGCTGTCGCTCTGCAGCACCGAGTCCACTGCCCCGAGCAGCACGGCGCTTGCCAGCCCCGTGCCGGTATTGCTCAGCACCGCCACCAGCACCTCGCCGGGGGCGGGGGAGCTCACCGACACGTCGCGCACATCCGGGTCAGCGGACAACGCGTGGTAGCGATACCAGAACGCGCCGCCGGCTGAGCTGCTGCCCATGATCCGGTCGATCGTCCTGCTCTGCAGCGCCGCATCAGTTTCGCCCGCCAGGCGGGTGACGCCGTAGAAGGCGGCGAGGTTGTCAAGATCGGGGCCGGCCGCATAACGCAGCAGGGTGGCGCGCAGCGCATCGTTCACACGCTGCCTGAGGATCAACTCACGGGCCGCCGCCACCTCCAGGATCTTTACCCCTGGATCGCTCTCCAGGATCTCGATGTAGCTGGGGTCGCGGGCCTGCAGGTCCGCCAGCATCTCCTGCAGGATTGTTTCAAAATCGAGCGGCTCGATGATCTCCGGATCAGGGATGGTCGAGAAGTCGATCGTGGCCATCAGAGCACCAACCCCTCGAACGTGACCTGCTGGCCGTTGATCAGATAGTAGCCAGACAGGCTGAGCTCGATCTGCCCATCGGCCGTCACCCTGTCGATCGTGAGGCGCTCCACCTTCAGCCGCGGCTCCCAGCGGTCAAGCGCCTCGGCTGCTGCGGCCACCATGTCAGCAACAAGGAACTGGTTGATGGGTCGATCGACCAGGCCCATGAGGCGTGAGCCGTAGTTGCGCCGATGCACCCGCGTCCCCAGGGGGGTGGAGAGGATGTCGGCGATCGACTGCTTCAGGTGGTCGAAGCCTTCCAGCGCTGCGCCAGTGGTGCGGCTCATGCCGGCCATCAGTTCACCTCCACGTCAGGACTGCCGCCCTGGAGGGTGGCACCACATGCAGTCTGATCCCCCACGCGCGCGACGGCCTGGCCGTTGGCAGTGGTGTCTGTGCTGCCGGTGACAATGGCGTTGGGCCCGTGAATCGGGCAGTTGTAGGTGTCACCTACGCGGGCGACACCAATGCCGTTCGCGGTCGTGTCTGGACTGCCGGTGGCGACCGCGCCGCCATGGCTGCCTGGATCCCCGATGCGGATGACGGCTGGCATCAGGCCTCCGGGTTGAGTTGCAGCTGCGGGGCGGACAGCTTGATGAACTCCTCAGCCTCGACCAGCAGGCGCTTCACCTTGATGGTCGCCTCCGGCAGGTCGTCGCCACTGGCCTCCGCACCCACGCTGATCTCGGCGGTGCTAAGCCTGATCCGCTTCGCCTTGAACACCACCTGGGAGTTGCTGGCGCTGGCGTCGACCATGAAAGTGTGGTTCTCGCGGTCGTATTCCACCACCGTGCCGTCGTCGTAGGTGCGGCGGTGGAGGCCCGCGCGGTCGCCGTTCGCGTTGCCATCGCTGAACAGGCCGGGGATAGCGACGCCGTTGCTGATTTCGCCCGACGGGGCCAGGAGCATCACCACCTCGCCCACCTCCGGCGGATCCCACACCCGGTCCTTGCCCGCGCGGGGGCTGAACCAGGGCAGCCAGTCGGTGAGGATCGCGCCATCCTGGAGGGAGACGCGGATGGCCGGGAAGCCGGCCGTCTCGCCGCTGTAGTCCGCCTCCGCCACGGTGCCGTAGCGGGCGACGTTGCTCAGCCGTCGCGCGTGATCAGTGGCCTCTCGGCCCCCGACACCGCTGGTGATCTGGTCATCCCGCTGGAGTTGAAACATGGGCCTGCCACATGGCGCGAGTGACGAGGGAGGGCTCAGCAGCGGGGCTGCCGTCAGGCAGCATCAGCAGCTGGGAGGCAAACAGGAAGATCCCTTGGCGCAGAGCATGCGGACATGGGTCGGGGATGGAATGGCCGATGAAGGCCTCGGCCGCGGCGGTCGCACGCTCCAGGGCGGGACTGGACCGGTCGGCATCGATGGTGGTGCCGATGAAAGCTTCCAATGCCTCGGGGGAAAGGTCGAGGGGCGGCGGTGGTGGTGCCTTGCGGCGGCGGGTGGTGGCCATCATGGTGTGGGATCCGGGGTGCCGTTGACGATGATTGTCGCGCCGCCGATGGGGCAGACGGTGCCGATGCTGTCGGCTGGACAGCCGGGAGTGACCTGCCCGCCAGGGTAGGCACCGGACTGCTCCAGGGAGCCGGCGCTGATCACGTAAGGATTGCTGCAGGCGCGGTAAGGAGTGTTGTACTCGACCGCGTAGCGGAGAGTGGTGGCATTGGTGGTGAGGCTGCCGTCGAAGTCTGGCGGCTCGGAGCTGGTGTCCATGAGCATGGCGTCGGCCGACTCGAAGCCAGGGATGATCCAGGCCTGAAGGGCGGCCTCCACCTGCTGGGCCATGGTGTCGAGATCTTCGTCTAAATCGTCGTAGGACTGCGCGATGCAGACCACGGAGACGATGGAGCGACGACGCTCAAAGCCATCGAAGCCGGAGGTGGAGCGGTCGATGATCTGCTCCGGCTCGCGGGTGTGCACGACGATGGCGGGAAGTGTCGGCTCATCCTCCTCGTCATTGATCGGCATGAGCCGGCCGGAGTACACGCGCTCTTCGGCAATTGTTGCATCGCAAAGCTGTGCGACGAACGCTTGGCGAAGGATGGTGCGGCGGATAATCACTGATCCGTCGCCCCCGAAGTGAACCCAAACTTCCCATCATCTTCGTACAAAAACATCGCCCCGAATTCCAGGTCATAGGTCTGTGACTTGTCGTCGAGGTAGAACTTCAATAAGGCATTGGAAGTATATGGATCGACAAGTGTCAGGTCTAGGTCTGGTGCCTCAATGGCGAATGTATATTTTCTCCAGAATGGAGGCACGTTGAACTTAGTGTGAAAGCCCCCTTCAACCTTGAAATTGTTGCCGCTTGTTCCGGCGTAGAACTGCGTGAAAAGAGAAACCGAGTTTTTTCTAGCAGACCTTGCCCAAAGACATAAGAGCAGTTTTTTCCCTCGGATCCTATCCAGCTCCTCTGGGTAGCCCGGCCGTGCGACCCATGCCCTGAACTCACAGGTCTGGAATGTGTAGGCCGTAACCCCCGTCTCAGCTGCCTTTTGCAATCGATAAATATAGTAAGACGGGTTCACCTGGCCCGCATTGTAGGAGCCCAGGCCTGCCCTTCGATCGGTAACGATGTCGTTCTTTGATCTTCTGGTTACATAGACTGGTTTCTGAATAGAAGAACTGGGGCCCAGCTTAATAGAATTAGATCGGTCCGCAAAAAAGAATTCTGTTTCCGCAGCAGCAGGAGAATACACAAGGGTATCCGGTGGCAGGGAGCCAAGGTTCACAATGCTGAATGCGCGAGTCTGCGGCCTCAGCGCTGATAGCAGCCCGTACCTGGAAACAGGTTTAGTTATCCTAATCTGCTGCATGTATCCCTGGAAAAAATCGGTTGCCCCCGTAAACCCACCGCGACCCATGATTGGTCTGTTATACCCGGAAATCATGAACCTTCCGCTAAACGAAATAGTTAGGCTTGGTTCGATAGACTCGTCAATATATACTCTTGCCATACCCCTGGTTATGGTCATAGTGATCTTAGTGAAAGCGTTTACTGGGATCGTCCGAGCACTGGTGGCATCTATGGTTTGTCCGCTTGTGCTGCGATTCCTGGCTAGCGCTAGCCTTCCATTTGCGTCAAGAATGAGCGCGAACGGGGCAGATTCAGACGTAGCCCCAAAGTCAATCAGGGTTTGACTTACATTGTTCCTAAGCGGATAAACCAAAAACTCTAAAGTAAGATCATCTGTGCCAAAGTAAAACGGAGCAGTGACGTTGTTGTTGTCAGCTACACCCACAGTCAACAATGCGCTTGTTCCATTAAAAGAGAAGCTACCCGTACCAAACCTGTAAACAGATGTGTTGATTGTGACGTTTGTATTGTTTACGGTTAAGCCCCTTGTGCTTCTATCGACAAATTCATTTCCCGAGAGTAAAAGTACATTGCTGGGAAAGTAAGTGTCTACATTGTCCTCGGTGCCTTCGGGTGTGAAATTAGCCTTAGTAGGGTTTTTCAGTAAATTTATGACGGGTTGTTCATTCTGCGAGAAGGTTTCAAATTGGTTCGTTCGGTGGACCGTATTCCCGCTCAAAAGAGCATCGTTGTATTCAAATTCATATTCGCTTTCTACTGAGACGATAGATTCTCTTGTGCAGCCGTCTAGCCCATTGCCGGTTATCTTGAACCCCTTGCAGCGCTCCATGACAATGGAAGCATAAGGCCGGATGTAAAGCCTTCTGCCGTTTGATTCGTACCTCCTAAGGTAAGTTGAGCTAGACCCCCCATTGTCGCATCCTCGCACCATGTTATTAGTGCCGATAACCCAGTCTTTGCAGCTAATAGCTTTAATGTGAGTAGAAATATCCACGGGACTATCGGGCATATAGTATTTGCCCCTTGGCGGGACGCGCCGCCCACCTCGAAAAAAGAAGCAGCCGCTCATTGTCCAGTAATCGGAGCGATCAGCGCTTATTGCAGCGTACCCGCAGGTATCCCAGTAGACAGTGCTCCATACATTGTCTGGAGAGAACAAGGCGGTAACACCATGCTCATGAATGTATTCAATTCTTCCGTTAGTGTAGGTATTAGCGGCAGTTCCGCCCCTCATTTGCAGGCCAATTCTTGTGTTGTAGATATAGAAGCTCTGTAACCGTGAGTCGAACATATTGTCGGACGATATGCCTACGTCGCATGCGTTGATAAAGAAGTTTTCAAAAATGTGGACGTTGCTAGGCCCATCAACTTTGACGCCTGCACCACCCCTGAAGTTTCTTACTGTAAAATTACTCATCTTGACGCTCCATTCACACGCGACCCCATTGGCATATCTGCCGCCAAGAGGAGTGCCTGAAATGAGGCCTTCGGCGGAGATCGCCAGGCCGGAAGGCAATGCCTTTGCGCTAAAGGTGCAGCCTGATACAGTAGCCTCAACCTGATAGGAATATGGCTGGCCCTTGACGGCAACAGGAAGATTCCAAATCAGGGATGTCTTCAGCTGTGGTCTTGCTGCCCATGTGTTCCCTAAAAAGCTGATAAGCCCACTTACCGATTTTCCGGTTGAATCAGTGCCAATAAGGAAAAACGAGAAGTCTCCAGACGTTGTAGGCGTTCCTGTTACAAGTGCTCTGATGCCATCGGTCGAAAGAGTTATCCCCGGAGCGGGTGACGTTGCGGTTGGATACCCGGCCTGGTTGTTCCCAGTAGAACGAGCAGGGTCAATCTGCCAGGTGAACGGGCCAACTCCGCCGACAGGGTAAATGATCCCCTGGTAAGCCACCCCTACAGCCGCATCTGAAAGGCTGCCATATAATGATGGGTATGCGGTATTCTCAACCGTGAAGTCTATCAAGATTTCATCAATGAGAGTATTGGCCTCAAAGTTGGCTGTACTGGTGGCGCTTGTTATTGCCACTTTTAGTGTGTACTGTCCGAACGAGTCGGCGGCGGGCGTGCCGGTGACCTCTCCGGTAGTACGGTTCATCACCAGGCCCTCGGGACCATTGACTATCCACCAATAATGGGCAACGCCATCGTTGTTGAGAACATTGAAGGTATATTTATAGGCTTGATTTATGGTAGCGGGAGGAATACCAACTAAGGGCAATTCTATGTATTTCCCGGTAACCTCCAGGATGAGGTCTCGCTGTGCTGTGCTGCCGCTAGCATCAGCTACGCGAATCGTTACAAACTGCTTGCCAATCACAGCTGTTGCTGCGTTACAGGTAACCCATCCAGACTTCGATACGGCGAACCCAGTAGGGATGGTGCCGCCTATAACATCCCACTGGTAGGGGTTGGCGGGTGTGATCTGAGTATAAGTGGAAGTTCCTGGGCCAATGCCGGTAACATTGCCACCCATTGCCTTTAGCTGAAAGCCTGCATACCAGGCATCTCCATATTGATGGGATGGTATGACAAGCGTTTCCAGCTCTATGGGCTTGTTCTGCTTGGGATCGTTGGGGTCGATGACATACAGCTCCCCGTTAAATGCGTAAGACCCTCCAACCGCTAGGGGGGATGTTGCAATTTTGATGATTGGATACCATGACCCGAAGGCCATCTCATACCCATCGACCACGATTCCATCCAACTTAGAGGCGTCTCCTCTCAATACGACGGCGCTGTTATAGTCGTTTGGTCGATATAAAACACAATCTGGATCCACGTAGATAACGGAGGGGACGGCTACGTTGTAGTCCCCGGCAAAACTAGAATCCTGGACAGGGTACACCAAGGTATTCTCATTCCCTTGGATCGTCATCCTTGCTCCTACTTCAAGGTATCTCTTGATGCGGCAGTTGCCGGCAATTTGTACAACGTTTGTTTTCCCAACGAACCACTTGCCCACTCTCTCTACGCTGTTCATCGCGAACACAACGTCTAGGGCTTTCTGAATGGACGGGTAGTCGTCAGCGATTCTGTTGCTGACGCACCCGAACCAATCCGCCATGACATTGCCAGAAAAGGCCCGCCGCCACACGCCGTTAGCGCTGGGGGCCGTTTCTCCGACCTTGCCGAGAAAGCCCACCAGGTTGCCCCTGGTTCCGTCATAGGGGACGGTCGGCGAGATGAACAGGCCGCCATCATGTAACGACCTAGGAAGATCAGGCTCCCACTGAAACAGGCCGCCGCCGGGTCCGGCTTCGAGCGGCGATGGCAGCGCTATGGCTGCTTCATTGTGATTGACGTAGTATTGCTTGACAAGAACGGCATTGGTTGTAGGCGCAGTTTGCAGGCCAATAATTGAGCTAACTGACGCTATCCCGGATGGACCCTGTGGTCCCAGGTGGATCAGCTCCACCACCTCCACGCCAGCTTCCTGCACAATCTCGATCGCCACCTTGGAGGATCGAACCGTCGTGATGGGTCGTCCGCCAATGTCGGTCTGAAGTACCTCCACGCCGTGGAGGAAGTTAGTTGGCATTGTGGAGGAGCCTCCTGTTGGATTGATTCTAGGCCGAAGCCATCAGCACCCACTGCTGCGACGACGCAAACGTCGTTGCAGCGCTCTCCCAAGCCGTCGCGCTGAATGAATCGTCCGCATCACCGATAATTGCATTTCCATTTACACAATTTGCGCTGGGGCTCACTCAGTCTGTGAACCGCCCCATAGCCTCGCGATAAACTCGGCCGGAAAATTGAACTGCTCCGCCAGCACCAACACTTCGGTCAGCAGTGCCTCAGAAACCAGACCCAGGCTATTGGCGATAGCCCAAGAGTTGAGAAACACGCGAGCATCGCCGTCAGCTGCTTTGCCAAGTCCGACGCCAAGTCCGAGCCCCAGGGCTGGAGCCTGCTGCAGTGCCGCGCCTAGGAGTTGGTTGGTCGCAACGCTGGACTGCACCGCACCGCCAAACGCAACCCACTGCGGCTCTGGCGGGCCAGGGTGGAGCACCTCCACCACCTTCACGCCAGCTTCCTGCACAATCTCCACAGCGACGGCAGGTGCTTCGACAATCTCGATCGCCACCTTGTTGGTCATGGCGTCACCGGCTCGCTGTAATTCGGATCCAGGAAGGCGGTGCCTTCCAGCCAGTAGTAGCGATCACCCCCGGGCTCGATCACCATCAGATCCCACCGCCCGTCCTCCGTGATCAGCCGCGTCACCTGATATTGGATCACCAGTTCGAACAGGCCCGTTGCCTGGTCGATCCAATTGATCACACCATCAGCAAACTTTGTTGTGCGCTGGCGATCCCACACCTGCGCGACCAGTTGATAGCCGATGGCGATCAGCGGCACGCCTTCAGTCTTGAGCCGCATCCGCTGCCGGAACGTCCCACGCTGCGGAATCGTGATGTCATACCGCGCGGGCGTGATCATCGCCGGTCCTTGCGATGAAGCATCAGCAGCCACCCATCGTGCCCGTCAGGTTGCGGGTCACGCACATGCCAGGCCTTGCCACGCACCTCCACCTCGTCGCCCTGCTGCGGGCTCACCGGCAGGTCCGTCCTCTTCACCAGCAGAACCGGTTGAGTGGAGCGGACCTGAACTCCGGTGTCTTGGTCAAGGGCCACATAGCTGGCCTGGTAAACGCCGCTTGCTTGCCACTGCTCTCCCCGGCGGCGATAGGTGATGGGTTCCCCCATCACCCCGATCACCGCCGTGAGAGCACGGTTGGCCAGATCGGGCAGCATCAGACCACGAACTCGTTGAGACGCACCTGGGCGGTGGCGTCACTGGTGGCCTTGGCGGCGAAGAACACACCCACGTAGGAGTGACCGCTGGCCACCGGCGTGATGCGCTTGTTCGTGTTGTCCCAGTAGGCCTTCGCCCATTGTGTGGCATCAGTGCTCGCGCCAGTCGCGGCGGTCAGCCCGTAGACGCCCTCGGTGTGGATGTTGTCCACGTCCCCCTGGGCACCGCCGACGCTGCACACGCCGAACAGGCTGCCAACCAGCACGGCCTCGCCCGGATTGCGGGCGTAGGGCAGAGTCACAGGGACATAGCAGCCGTCCTGGACGTAGCCCAGGCCAGTTGCAGGATCAAAGCCTTTCATGGAGTCCTCTCGGTAGGGTGATCAGGAAGCCAGCGATCAGGCGCCGGACGATTTGTAAAACGCTTGATGCTGGGCCACCATGCAGCCAAAGTCGTGACGGAGGTAGGTCACGATGCCATCAGGATCGCGCTTGATCTCCGACTCGATCGTGGGCCCACCCTCGCCTTCCAAGCCGCCAAACACCACGCGATCCACACCAGGGTATTCGCCCACGATGTAATACTCTGTGGTGCCATTGGCGCCGTTGACGTCTAGCCGAGGCTCGACGATCGGGGTAAGTTTTCCAGTGAAGGGGTTGCTGTTGCTTGTTTGGGTTGATGTGATAGGAGCGTTGAATACCTCGAAAGTGGTCTCTAACGTGGTCGGCAGTAGAATGTACCGGGGAACAACATAGAGCGGGTTCTTTCCGGTGAAATCCTTCTGGTTCCGCATCTTCTGGCGAGCAGCGCTAATCCCTGCTACGCCAATAACGCCGGCACCCGTGTTGTTGTGGCTGGCGTCAAACAGAGCCTTGCCGTCGGCGGTGCACTTGGCGTTGCCGGTAATCAGGCCCCACACCAAGTTCGATTCCAGCACCGATGTGCCGCGAGCCAGGATTTCCACGGCTCGGGTGATGTAGCCCAGGTTGTCGTTGATGATGAGCCGGCGGCCGATCACCAGCTTCTTCCCGTACTCGGTCAGCTTCCAGGAGCCCTGTTGCTCCTGGATGGTGCCAGCCTTGTACTCGCCGTTCTCCTTGATCTCCTCGGGCAGGAGCTGACCGCCCACTTCCAGCTCCTTCATCTCGCGGAAGTCGGGCAGGTTCCGCTGGGTGGCAAAGGGCCGCCAGGTCTGCTGCTCCGGCGCATAAGCAGCCCTCAGGCTCACCCGCTGGATGGAGGCCATCAGCAGCGGGAAGTCGGCGGTGGCGTGCATCGCCCGAAGGGCGATCTCCGACCTATCCATCCCGCGATGGTTGATGCCCGCCAGCTCCAGGCTGTCGCGGCACAGATCGAGGAGGGTGCTGCTCCGGTATTCGCGGGCACCATCGTTCATCTCGCCGAGGTTGGCGCGGAACTTCAGGTGCTCCAGCTTCGCCGCAAAACGCTTCTCGCCGTGGTCGAGCGTCACCTCCACCCGGCTGGTGCCCGAGGTGGCACGTTGCTCACTGGTGGCGCGGGCGTCGATCAGCTGCATGCGAGCCTCGTCAAGGGCCACGCCATCGACAATGAGCTGGTGGGCCAGCTTTTCATCAACGCCCAGCTTGCGCGTGGTATCGAGGATCCCCGCAGTGCGGCGGCGCTCCTCGGCGCGGATCTGCTCGGCGCTCTGCACGTCGAAGCCCAGAGTCACGGTGGGCTCAGCACCACGGGCTTCGGCTCGGGTCTCAACAGCGATGTTGGGCGCAGCCTCAGCGGCCGCCGCCCCCTGGTTCAGTTCGTCCACGGATCTCTCCTGGGGTGGGGTGGGGGTGGGCTCCTCTGAGCGCACCTGGGAACCGGCGTCAGCCGGGATCGGGACAAGCGAGAGCTCAAAGGGCTCCCAGTCCACAGCACGCTCGATCGGCGTTATGCCAGTCTCATCGCGCTCCGTCTTGTGAACCTTGTAGCCCACAGAGACGTTGCGGATGATGCCGTCGCGCACGTCCTGGAAGAACGGCTCGACGTCATCCCGACGGCTGAACTTCACTAGAGCGCGGCCCTCGCTTCCGGTCAGCCATCCACGCAGCACCACACCGATCTGGTCTCGAAGGTCGTAGCTGCTGTGGGAATTCAGCAACGGCGCCCCAGCGTTCAGCCGGTCCAGACGAACTGCACCAGGCTGCAGGCTGAGTTCCTCGATGTAGTCGCCACGAGACCAGCTCGCGCGCTTCACCTGAGCGCCAGTCGTCCACACCAGCTCAACGGTCCGCTCCTCGACGTTGATCGTCGAGGGCTCGAACATTGCCCTGGTGTGTAGCAACTGATCTGCCATTGTGTCTTCCTTGCTCCTCGATTCTAGTGTCACCCTGAAGGTGCGGTTCCTGTTGCAGTACCGGCCGCCGGCACTGGGGTAGCGTCCGCTGGCGGCGCACCGGTCGGCGGCAGCGCTGTTCCTGCCGGCCGCCCCTGCGTCAGTCCCGCGGCGCTCACCTTCCGTGGGTCGATGTCCAGGGTGATGCCGGCCTCATCCAACATCTTCATCCACTCAATCCACAACTCGATCACATCCTCCGGCTCATAGCCCTCAGCGCGGATCGCCTCCTGCGGCGGCAGTAGACCGCTGCGGATTCGATCGCGCGTGCTGCTCGTCTCCGACTGCGGGTCGAACAGCTCGCGCTTCGGTGGCGTCCAATCTCCGGTCAGGCCATCGGTGTTGATGCCAACAGCACTGGATGCCGTAAAGAACCACCGCGCCACCTGCCGGAACACCGTCGGCTCCAGCTCCTGCCACGTGTCGCTTTTCAGCCGCCGCTGGAATCCAATCCAGCCCATCCGGCCCTGGGTGAAGCTGCCGCCGCTGTAGTCGCCCGTCAGCTCCTCATAGGTGATGCCAGCGCCGGCCGCGATCTCCAACAAGTAGGCCCTGATCGTCGCCGGCAACTCGTTCGCTACCGGTGGGTTGATCGTCCTGATGTCCTGTCCCGGGCCCAGGTGGACAATCCCGCCAGGCTCGATCCGCGAACCGATCGTGCTCTTCTGGGTGCCATTCGCATCTACATCAACAACAGCCGCTGCCAGGCACGCCGCAATCTTCTCCTTCATCAATCGAGCATCCATCAAATCCTGCACGTCTCGCAACCGCACGAGGACCGGCGCAAGGCATGTCACGCCCCGTGTCATCCCAGGGCGTTCCGGAGTGAACAAATGGATGATCTGCTCTGCTGGCACCGTGTTGCTCACCACGGTCGTCACACGATTTGCCCTTTCCCCCGGATGGTAGTTATATAGCCAATAGTAAGTAGCCTTGTCTTCTGCGTCATAAACAATGCCACGCTTTGTGTAACCGCCGCTTTCGCCGCCAGGGGTGTCGTGTGACTCATCGATCCAGTCGGCTTCCATCACCTGCAGTTGAAGTGGCACCCGCAGACCCAGCCGGCCTATCGTCGCTCTGCTCGGTGTGCGCCACCGGATCAGCACCTCGCCGCTGCCCTTCCACGCCTGCACCGCTTGCTTTACCAGGCCGTCGAAGTTGGCCTTGCCGTAGTAGTCGCACTGAATCGGATCCTTCATCCAATCCTGCATGAGCCGGGTTACAGCCTTGCCGCGGCTGCCGTTCTTCCGGCCATCCTTTGCCTTGAAGCTCCACCCTTCACCAATCAGGTTGTCGCTCCACACCTGCACAATCCTTCTGGCCCAGGGGTTGTTGCGAATCTGATCCCGCGCGCGGTCGCGCATGTCCCCAAACCCTTGAGCGCTTGCGGCATCTGCAGAGCCGCGCTGCGTCATCCAGTTGTCGGTCCGCCGGCCACGACCAGCCGCCGAATACTTCCGCATCTCGTCCAGCTGGAGGCGTGCCGCCTCACGGCGCAACGCCGCGCGGGGCGCGATGGCGGCCAGCAGCTGCTCTAAGGGGTTCATTCGTAATCGCGCACGAACGCCGGGTAGTCGATCCGCACCACCGGAGCGCTCACCGCCGACAGGCTCGCCATGATCATCACCCGTGCCTTCATCAGCTGCTCGATCGATTGGTAACGCACCACCTTGTCGTCATACCTGACCTCCAGGTAGCCGCCGGCGATCGCTCCCTCGATCGCTGTCAGGTGCGCCTGCGTGAACGTGTTCATCTGGGCCACCTCCGTCGCTGCATGCTACTCAGTCCCAGAACGAAGATCCGCCGCTCTCCTCCTCCTGATCGTCCTCCTGCTCTTTCACCGCTGTCGACACTTCCTGCGCCTGCAACGGCATCCCGTGCTCTTCGTCCCAACGCTCATCGCTCCACCGATCCGCACCCACCAGCGCCGCCCCGGCCCTGGCATAGATCCGGCAATCGAGCGCCTCGTTGCGAGGCCGGGTCTTCACCCACTCGAACCGGTTATACCCTCGCCGGTCGATCGTGTTGGTCAGCCGCTCTGCGCATAGCTGCCGGAAGAACTCCTCGCCGTGCTGTGGGAAGTGGCACCAGCCATGCGGCAGCGACTCACCCTCATCCGGTAGGCCCCGCCGCAGCCAGCCATAGAGCTCAGACTTCCCGGTGCTGCTGCCCACCGGCCACACCTTTACGCCGCCGCGCAGCGCCTTGCCGTTGCGCAGCACCTCCACCCGGCCCGGTGTGCCGATGATCGAGGTCTGGCTCTCCGGCCCACCCTTGACGGCGATAACCCGATTGCCGGCCTGGCTCCGCACCCACCGGTAGACCTCCTGGCTCCTGAACCCCGAGTCCACCGCCGTCATCCGGATCGGCAGCCGCTGCCCATCGCCGCGGCCAAACTCCGACCGCACGAACTTCGACAGCTCGCGCCATACCGCCGGCTGCGCCGTGTCACCCGCGAGCACCTGGTAGTCGAGGCTCCAGTTCTCCATCCCCTTGCCCCAGCCCACCACCTCCAACTCGAGGCGGTCCATCTGCACGTCCACGCCGCAGGTGATGAACACCACCCCATCAGGCACGCTGCCCAGTTCGTAGAGCTCCCGGCGGTTGTAAAGCGCTTCCCAGTCCGGGGCCTCGCCGTCGTCGTTCCAGCACTCCGCCAGCACCGTGTTGGTCCAGGGCTTCAGCTGCGCAGGGTTGTCCTTCGCCTTCTCGTACTCCACCGCCGCATCGATCCAGCTGAACCAACCCAGCGGGCTGTAGAGCGCCGAGCAGTGATAGCCCTGCGCCTGACGGTCCGGGAACAGCGGTTCCCACCACTCGTCATCAAACACATCCGGGTCATACCACCAGGCCTTCGCGTCCTCGCTGATGCCCTCGCCGCACTCCTCGCAGATCAGCACCGGCGGCATCCGCAGTGTGTTCGGCAGGCCCGGGTCCTTCGGGTCGTACCGGATCCGATCCCACCCGATCATCTGCCGGTGCCCGCAGTGCGGACAGGGCAGCAGCAGCCGCTGTTGGTTGCTCTCCTCCCACTTTGCCCAGACCGCACTCCGACCCGCCAGTGTCGGAGTCGACGTCCACGCCTGCTTCTTCCGCACGCCAAACGTCCGCGTCCGCGCGCTCACGATCGCCAGCGGGCTCCCCTCTTCGTCCACGTCCGGTGGCCACCGGTCGATCTCGTCGCCGCCCAGGAACCGGATCGGCATCGACGCCAGGCCGCTCGCCGCGTTGGCCCCACCGAGGATCAGGAACCCGCCGGTGAACTCCTTCATCAGCTGCGTGTTGCCCGAGTCCCGCTCGCGCGGGGCCTTTACCTTCTGCTGCAGGCTCGGTGTCGCCTCGACCATCGGGGCGATGCGCATCTTGCTGTAGCGCTTTGCCAGGTCGATCGTCGGCTGCACGAACAGCGCCGGGCCCGGCTGGATGTCTATCACGTAGCCCATCCAGTTGTTCAGCATCTCGCTCTTCCCCATCTGCGCACCGAACACCAGCACCACCTCCTGCACCGTGCTCGTCGCCGAAAGGTCGTCCATGGGCTTGCGGAGATAAGGGGTTCGCGCCGTTCTCCACGGGCCGTGTTCACTCGACGCTTTGCTGCTCAGCACCCTCCGCTGATCCGCCCACTCGCTCACCGTCAGCAGCGGGTCCGGGCGCATCCCGCGCCAGAACGCCAGCAGCGCTTCCTCAGGCAACGCCAGCGGCACGCACCAACTCCTCCAGGGCTCTCACATGATGCTGGTCGATCACTTGCATCACCGCTGCGCGCTGCTCCTGGCTCAGCCCGCCGACCGCTGTTGCAATCTCGCCCACCATCTGCTGGCTAGTGCGCAGCACCGCATCACGCACCTGCATTCCCGCCGCAGCGAATGCTCGCTCCGCCGCCGCCTTCTCTAGCAGCTTGCCGCTCCGCTCCTCGTAATCGAGCTTCAGCAGCATCGCCTTGTAGCCCTCGGCCGCAGCCTTTGCTGAGTTGTACGTGCCAGCAGTGCCACGGTTGCCAGGCGGATCTGGCGGCGCCACCGGCCCCGGCGGCTCGACATCCTCCCCTCTCGCCCGTGCTTTCCCCGCGTTGATCTGCGCTGCACTCCTCACCCTGCCCGGTTCGGTGTTGCGCTCCCACTCGATCTCCGCAATCTCCGGGTCGATCACCCACCCGGGCCGGCCCGTGGATCCCTTCGGCTTCGTCTTCTCCAGCTGGGCGCTGCGCTCCAGCCGGCCAGTCCTGATCGCCTTCCGAACTGCCTGCGGGCTCACGCCCTTCCTGGCGGCGAACTCAGCGACGGAGATCAGCACGTCTTGACGGAGTACCCAGCCTCAACCAGCAGAGGAAGCAGTTCTGCCGGCGCAGCACCGATCAGCTCGATCAGCATGTCCAGCCCCGCCAAGCCACGCACCAACGCCACCAGCTGGTCCAGCAAAAGCACCGCATGGCCGCGGCCCTTCAGCATGTCGTCCACCGTCACCTCGGGGCCCACTGCGCCAAACGTCAACCGCATCGGCCAGGCCTTCACGTGGCCATCCTCGCCCCAGTGACAGCCGTGGCTGATCGTCACCTCAATCATCGAAGCCCGGCACAAAATGCCGTGGAGGGGTCACCACATCCTGCCAGGGCATCAACACCAACGTCACCGCCCCCGCCGGCAGCGGCCGAATCCACCGATCCCGGGCCGTCTTGTCCCAGCACCAGGGCCCCGTCATCCATTCCCCACAGCCGGCAGTCCGGCAGGTCCCTCAGCACCCCATCCACTCCCTGCAGAGCGTCGCCAGGGCCTCCGGCATCCCCTCCAGCCCCCAGCGCTCCTTCGCCATCCGTGCAGCACCCAGCACCGCCTCGCGGTCATCCCACCGCATGTTCAGGCTGAACACGTGCCGCTCTTCCACCTCGCCGCTCTCATCCTCAGCGGTCGTGCCATCGTCCTCAGGCTCCGGCGGGGCCGCCCCGGGCCGCCCGGCCTCGGGCTCCACACGTTCGTTTGCGTTGCTGGTTCCCCCGCCGCCCATCTCCTCGAGCACCAGCAGCTCCAGGCCATCATGCAGCCGTTGCAGCTCGTCCTCGTCAAAGCCCAGCAGCCTGGGGTCCAGGTCGATCGCCGCCAGCTCCTTCGCCAGCAGCTCCTGGTCCCACGTCGCTCCCTCCGCCAGCCGGTTGTCCGCCAGCAGGTACGCCCGCCGCTGCACCTCATCCAGGTGGTCGAGCACCACCACCGGCACCTCAGCCAGCCCCAGCAGGTGCGCAGCCTGCAGCCGGCCGTGGCCCGCCAGGATCCCATCCGCGCTGTCCACCAGGATCGGCGCGGTGAAGCCGAACTCGCGGATGCTCGCCGCGATCTGCTCCACCTGCCGATCGGAGTGGACCCGCGCGTTGTTCGCATAGGGCCGCAGCCGCTCCAGCGGCCACATCTCCAGCCGCTTGGCCATCGCAGGAATGCTCACGTCGCTCATGCCCTCATCAGGCCATCAGCACCCATCGTTGCGCAACCATGCGTCCCCCTACCGTTGGCTCCTCCCTGATCAATTTCTGGCGCAGCACGCCCCAAACAGACCGCTCAGGTTCTCGCAATAACGGCCGGCTATTGAGAAACTCAGTCAGGGACTGGCTTTTGCAACCCGGAAAATTTGCTGGCTCTAGCGAAAAATCGGGAGTCGCGGACCCGCAAGGGGTGTGGTCGTC